GTAAATTGTGGCGGCTTTACTATTACCGTTGTAATTTGTGGTGGTCTTACTATTGCCGTTGTGATTTCTTTTTGATTTTGATTTTCATTAGACAATAAAGGAACGGTAAAGTTTTGTAAAACTGATGAAACTGCTCCACCCTTAAAGAGAACCAAAGCTGCAAGTAATGCACCACCGATGAGAAGGACTTCATTGAGTTTCATCCATTACAGAACATACACTTGTCAATTTTAACTGTATCCCCATCAAAGATAATCCCCCATCCAACATAGCAAGCACTGCAGTTTGACCCGCGTTCCTTACCACGTTTAGACGCTTTCCATTTCAACGGTAGGTTGTTCATTAGCTTTAGGTTTCTTTACAAACTTTCCAATTAATTCCCCTACTTTCTCAGGGTTATCTTTAACCATCTTTTCAATAAATCCCATAGCTTCAGGACTTTGCAACAATGGTTGAATGTTCTTTGGAAGCATTGGTGCAAATTGTGAGATAAGACCTGCAATAGATCCTAATGGGTTTTCCTTATCAAAGTCATCAGAAGATATTGTAATGTTCTGTTTCATCTTGTTTAATTTTCCTGTTAGTTTCTTGTTATCTTGCTCAAGGTCAGCAATATAGGATACGTATCTATTTTTCAATTTCCCATGAATTTGATCGGAACCAAATACATTCCTAGTAATTACTATGCCACATATTCCAGCTGCAACTACTGAAACTAGGATAATATATTCAATCAACTAAATCCACCGATTCATTCCATATAGGATCAGTATCTAAATTTACACTTTTCAACATTGAATCCCTATTAACATTAATTGCTTCATCATCATACAAATTTAATTCTAAAAAATTACCTGTATAATCAATATCTAATTCAAAATTTCTACCAAATTTTTTAAATTTTATTGTTTTAATTCCTGAAACCATACTATCCACACTATCCACACTGTTAAAACTCTTACTTCTACCCCCTTATCCCCCCTAAAACCCCCCTTAACCCCTATTTTCGCTTTAAATCACTACACATAAAACAGCAACTAGACACGATACTTGTAATCCTAAAAGGGAAAGGCAATCTGCGGGGAATGTCTCTCGGGGTTGGGGAACCCTAAACAACGGAAAATTTATGAAGAGTTGTTTGGGGGAATTTAGGTTCAAAATATCAAGTGTGTGTGTGTACGGTTAAATAGAAACTTTGTAAAGACTTTGTATGATTAAAAGAACCAAAGAAATCAAAACCCACAAGACTTTGACAATGTCAATATCCTTCTGGGCATTGGTTGAACAGATTAGATCAAGACAACATATGGAATCTGCAGATGAAGCCATAGCTGCAAGTGTAATGAGTTTAGCAAGAAAAATAGGAATTGAAGCATGAACTGGGAGAATTATTCATGTCCTCAATGTGAAGAAGAAATAGACATTGAGAACCAAGTTAGGTGCAGTAATTGTAAAGTTCTCTTTGATTGGGAAGATGACGAATGAACTCGCCTTTGATCAAGCAATCTTTGATATCAAAGAGATTAAGAATGAGGTGTAGAAAGAAGGATAGAACTGTTGTAGAACATACCTTTTTGATCAGTAGTTGCAATGCAGAAGGAATAGCTCATTGTGCCTTTTGTGGTGTCAGATGGGATTAACTCCCCTTTATTTCCACTCCAGTTAGGATTTTTGAATATATGCCAATTCATAATATGCTGGCATATTTTGATGTGATGAACTTGCATCACTTGCAGATACACTATTTACAGCTACAGAAATTCCAGTAGTTGCATTTTCAATAAAGTTTGCCATTGATCCACCACCAGAAGCGGAATAATTTCCAGAAGAACCAGCACCGGGATCAGCTACCATATTGTGAACATGTCCCGGATCAGTTATTGAACTTGTATGAGTATGAGAAACTAAACCTGATTGTGCACCCGTTAAGGTTACACTATCTGCACCCCCTGTACTTCCGGGGTTTGTTGCGTCTGTTGCAACACCACGGATAAATTTAGCTAATAAATTTGGTGTGCCACCAGTTCCGTCACACAAAACCCAGCCGCTAGGAATAGCAGATAAAAGACCTGACCACATTAAGATTGCACCAGTTGGGACACCCGCTATACCTTCAATTAAAGAAAACAATGTTACACCATTCATATCAGTTAATGTTTCTGATAGTTGGCCTCCATCACCCGTTAAAGCTTGATTGTGTGTATGTGCTGTTAATTCAGCAGAAGCGGAACCGCCACCACCAAAAGCCAAATTATACTTGAACCTCTATTGGAATTTCTGTTCTACTTGCAGGGAGTACTTGACCCTCAACAAGTGTTGAACCGGCAGCTCCCGTTCTAACTGTAAGATAGTTTACAACTGTATTATCTATTGTAGAAAAATTTGATGCTGGTAAGTTTGCAAACACACCATTAAGATTATAATCGTAGGTTGCCGCATTTGTTCCGTCATTGTTTGTAATTTTTAAATTAATTGCACGGCCTAAGAATTGATCAATAAAAGATATAGCTGTCACGTTGTTTGGTGCAACACCTGCAGGGCATACAATACGAATTGGATAGAGTAATGGAGTGTTACCACTGTTGAGCTGGTAATTATTTACTATGTTATTAGAAAAAGGCATAATGAATTGTAAACTCCTAGTTTAACGGGCTACCGTATCTTACCAAGATTTGTCCATTGAACAAAACCCCAGCTGATTGCGTTGCCTGCCACTGGTAGCTACCTGAACTCATAGAGACTGGACCTAAAGGCACACGTCCTGCAGTAGTAGCTGAGATAGCTGGTGAAAATGCTCTTACGGATGTTGCATTACCATTTTTTACTAATGTGTATTGTAAAATTTGGGTAGCTGCTGGATCAATAAGATTCACGCAATCTTGTAACACGTTTGGTGTTAAAGTTAAGAAGTTATTTTGTAGTGTTTGATTATCAACCATGAAAACTGGGGCGTTTAAAGCTGCAATAGTTGCACTGTAAGTACGTTGTACTGGAAGTGCCATATCTAAACTCCAAACTCCTGTTGAGGTGCTGTTGCTCCACCGCCAAACATTCCGCCAAGTTGGGATAACCCACCTGTTAGAATTAAGTTAGCTGCACCGCCAACGATTCCGCCTGTTAAGAAAGCTGCACCTGTAGCTGCTATCGGAGTTATTGAGCTATTAGGGGCAACCCTACTCATAACTAAAGATACCAAACTGCCTGCACCGATTCCTTTGACGACATCGCCTATTACACCGGTTTTCAAACTTGAACCAATACCCTTACCCATTGAAGATGATCTTCTACGGATTGATCTTGATCTACGTTTAACCATAGTTCTTTTACGTGGTGATGCTCTTTTTAAAGGTGTTGATTTTCGTTTAGTTGTTACCGATTTACGTTTACGTGTTGGTGTTTTTTTAACGGTTCTCGCTTTTTTTCTGCCTAATGCCATGCGTTTTAAAAATGCTGTTTTCTTTGCACCTGTTAGTTTAGCCATTTTACAAACCTATTCCAAAACTTTGTAAATAACTTTTTTCTTCAGATGTTGCTTTTCTTGCATTAGGAAATCTTTGTTCTATTGGTGTTTGATTAAAAGTTTGAACTACATATTCTAATTCTCCTGCAAATGGTGGTAAAGGAGATCCATAAGTTATTGCAGGTGGTGGAGTTATTGTTCCACGGGTATCAGGAAAGATAAATGCCGGTGAACCACTTCCAGTTTCACCATAAGATGTTTCACTTTGTGGCGTACTTTGTTCTTGATAATTTACATATTCATTATAGTCTCTAGTTTCTGTTGGATCTAATCTATATCCTTCTGGTTCATTTGCTTGAGGTGTCTCAACAAGATTTCCAAATCTGTTAACGGCTTGGGTTATCCCGCTACCCAATGCACCAGTAAAGTCTCCAATTTGTGAACCGATAGCGGAACCAATACCAGCACCGCCACCCAATCTTGAAAATATTAAATAAGCAGCTCCTAAACCGCCTACCGTAATAATTGTGTTAAGTGAAACCATACCTTAGCGAATACCGTTAAGTAATTTAACCATATCGGCTTAAACTTCCAAATCTTGTTTGATATTCTTCATTTATTAAATCAATATCTCCTTGTTGTCTGTTTAAAATTTCATCTGCTTTACCAACATTCCTTCTTGCAATTAATTTTTCATATTGATTGAATAATCCTTGTGTTTGGTATTGTGGATTATTCTCATAATATTGTATTGTATTTTCATTTGTTATTATTCCATATTTATTTTGAATATTCTGAACATCCCTTGGATATAGGAAAGCACCCGCTTGGCCTCTGCGATAAGTTTTGTTTATGATTTTTTCTTGATCAGAAATATATTTTTCAGTTTGATCTAATTGATTTTGTAAGGGAGCTAAATTTTTTTCAAGTTCGGAACTGGAAATATTTTTTAGTAGATCAGTTACATCTATTTTGGTAAATTGTGGCGGCTTTACTATTACCGTTGTAATTTGTGGTGGTCTTACTATTGCCGTTGTGATTTCTTTTTGATTTTGATTTTCATTAGACAATAAAGGAACGGTAAAGTTTTGTAAAACTGATG